GGCATCTATGTTGGCACTAATCGACGCAGCTATAGAGGCCCTCCTAAACGGGGGAGCGTCGCAGTATAGCATTGGCTCCAGGACTGTTACCAAGCTTGACCTAACGTCATTGTTCGAACAGCGAAATAAGCTACTCCATCAAGTCCAGCGTGAAAGCGGATCGGGCGGTATCTCCCTCGGCAGAATCGTAGGGGGCCGTCGATGATTACTCGATTTATCGATTCGGTAGTCTCGGCAGTTAGCCCCATCGCGGGATTGCGACGGCAAGCGGCTAGAAAGGCCCTTGCACGATCGTACCAAGGGGCCGAGCCATCGCGGGTGAGCAGCAACAGACACCCCAAAAACCTACCAGCCGACCAAGAATTGATGGGGCCATTCGGGGCCGATCGACTCAGGGCAGAGGCTAGGCGATTAGTCCGAGACAACAGCTACGCATGGGGCGTTGTAGATACCATCGTTTCTTCGGTTGTCGGTGCTGGCATCCAGGCCCAATCGACCTTCGAGACTCCCGAAGGCGATGACATCGAGGACATCAACGACCTACGCGATAAGGCTTGGTCCGAGTGGTCCGAAGTCGCGGATATCAACGGGCGGCTTACCCTCGAAGAAATCCAAATTATCGCCCTTCGCGAAATGGTCGAAGCGGGCGAGGTTCTAATCAGGGTAGTCAATCTACCATCGACCGAATACCGGGGAATCAGCCGACCGATTCCGATGGCTCTTGAGATCATCGAAGCCGACCGGCTAGCGACCGATCGAGACACGTACAACACAGGCGTCGATCGCGGGAATGGGCATCGGGTGATTCGCGGCATCAAGGTCGATGAATCGGGCAAGCCTCTTGCCTATATGATCTATGACGATCACCCCTTGCAACCCTACGCGGTAAGCCGAACGCCAAAGGAAATCCCGGCCAGGGAGATTATCCATCTGTTCAGGCAAGATCGAGTCGGGCAGACGCGAGGCGTTACATGGTTTGCTCCAGCCCTAGCGTCGATCAGAGACCTTGGAACGTACCTCGACAACGAGCTACAGGCCTCGGCAATCGCGTCTTGCTTTACTGCGGCGATCAAGACCGAAACGCCATTGGGCAATCTCAACAACCCGGACACCGGAAGCGGAATTGACAAGGCTGGCAATCGAGAGCGGTACATCGAGCCGGGACTAATCTTCGATTTGAACCCAGGCGAATCGGTTGACATTATCAACCCAACGCGACCGAACACTAGCGCGGGCGAATGGACCAAAGTTATCCTCCGGGGGATCGCGGTAGGGACCGGGCTATCCTACGAGGTTGTGGCTCGGGACTATTCGCAGACCACCTACAGTTCGAGCCGAACTAGCCAACTAGAAGACCGGCGGCGGTTTCGCATCATTCAGAAGTACATCATTAGGCACTTGCTACAGCCTGTCTGGGATCGCTTTTGTGATGCAGCGACTCGAACTAGCCTCGATGGCTTCCCATCGCCTATCGACCTCCTGAGCGATCGCAGGCGGTTTACCCCAGTTGAATGGCAGACCCCTAAATGGGAATGGGTCGATCCAGGCGTTGAACAACAGACCAGCGAATCGGGCATCAACTCATTTACAGCGACCTACTCGGAAGTTCTTGGGGCTCAGGGGCTCAATTGGCGAACTGTGTTCTACCAACGAGCCAAAGAGAATCGAGTATTGCAAAAGCTCAACTTGCGAACCCCAGAACAGCAACAGCTAGCCATTTCAGCAGCTCAGACCCAAGGGGCGGCAGAAACCCAACCAGCGACCGTAAGCGGCGAAATGATGGGGCTATCGACTCAGCAGTGGAATCGCAACCGAAAAGCCATCGACAAGACCCTAAACGAGCTTTCCGGCGGGGCGATTAGCGAAGCGGCGGCAAAGGTGTTCCTATCGTCGGTCGGCATGTCCGAAGCAAGCGTACAGGCCCTAATCGACGACGCAAAAGACGGATCAGTGGACACGCTACCGGCTGAGGTGACGGCATGAACAAGCAAGACCTAATCAAGCGAAGAAAAGAGCTCGACGCAAGAGGCCAAGCCAAGCCCATCGAAGGCGGTTCGATTGTTCGCCAATTCGGGACCGTTAAAGATGGCCGAGCGGTGATTGCGACAGAGACGCCGGTAATGGTTTATCGAGAGGATCGAGGCTGGGTAAGCCAAGTCCTCCTAATGGAGGGCGTCCGGTTTCGCAATGACAAGCGAAAACTCCCGATTGTCGACAGTCACAGACCGGATTCTGTTGGCAACGTCTTCGGCTCGATTCGCAATATCGTTATCGAGGGCGATCAGCTAATTGGCGTCCCTGAGTTTGCCAGCGACGAGCAAGCCCAGGTTATCGCGACCAGATACAACGAAGGCCACTTGAACGACTTCTCAATTGAGGCCGTGCCAATAGAAAGGCAGATCGTTCGAGAAGGCCAAACGTACACTACCCCAAGGGGCCAGGTGATTGAGGGGCCAGCGGAAATCGTACTCCAATGGGAACCCCATAACGCATCGATTTGCGTAACGGGCGCAGATCCGAATTCTACTGTTCGCAGGTCTTATATGGACCAGGAAAGGGTTGAGAGAATGGACGAAAGCCTAATGGCAACGTTGAAGGGTCTCGGGTTGCCTGAGGGCATGACCGACCCGATGCAGATCATTGTTTACCTCGCAGGCAAGGCAGCCGGGCAAGCCAGTTCTGACGCGGCTCCGATGGGGCAAGTCGAATCAATGGCAGGCATGGAAAAAGAGCCCGAAGAGGCGATGCGGGCCGAGACTCCACCAGCCGAAGACACCGAGAAGAAAGTCGAAGCCGAAGTTGCAAGGCAACTCAAGGCAGCCGACGACCGACGCAAAACAATCGTTGCCCATTGTAGGCTTGCAAAGCTTGAGCGTAGCTTTGCCGACTCTTTGGTTGACGATCCAAATTTGACTGTTCAGGACGCTCAAGAAAGGATTATTCGGAAGATGGCTTCTCAACCACTAGGCGGGGCCGTCGAGGGCTCCAGTTTCAGCGTGACCGAAAGCGAGCATGATAAGTTTATGGCTCAGGCTTCGGCGGGCTTGGTGCAGCGATGCTTCCAAGGCCAGATCAAGCATCAAAAAGCCCCGGACGTTCAAGGCGCGGAGCACTTCCGAAACCTTGGGCTTTATAGGCTTGCCGAGGCTTGCGTCCGGCGAATGGGCGTCAATCCAGAACACCACAACAAAGGCGATATCGTTCGCATTGCGATGGGTCACCCGGGGATTGTTGGCCGATTGAATATCCGTCGATCGTCCGACGTTTACCATACGAGCGGATCGTTCTCCAGTCTGCTTTTGGATGCGGCCAACAAGACCCTCACGGCGTCTTACGTCGAGGCCCCGTACACTTGGGACCAATGGGTGAGGCAAGCCCAGTCGGTTGACGACTTCAAAAACATCAACCGCATGAGCCTCGGCGAATCGCCGAACCTCGAAGTTATCCCCGAAGGGAAACCCTACCCAGAGGGCAAGGTTGTCGACCAACGCAAGAGCTACAAGGTTGAGAAGTACGGTAAGGAATTTACCGTCACCTGGGAAACGGTTATCAATGATGACCTTGATGCTCTTTCCCGCATCCCAGCGATGCACGGCTCGGCGGCTCGTAGGACGCAAGAAAAGGCGATCTATGACGTATTCCTGTCGAACCCAACTATGCCCGATGGCGTGTCTCTTTTCTCGGCATCGCACGCATCCGGAACTAACCTTTCGGGCGGTGCTGGGGCTCCAGCCAAGGCGACCCTCGACAAAGCCTTTGAGGTTATGGGCAAGCAAAAGGGATTGTCTAGCGACGTATTCCTTGGGCTCACCCCGTCGATCCTCTTGGTGCCTTTGGCCTACGCAGGGACGGCATTGGAGCTTGTCAATTCGACGGCATCGGTCGAGAGCGAAAAGAATAGCGGCGTCTCGAACCTTTACGGTCGCGGCGGTGCTCGGCAATTGCGAGTTGTTGCAAGCCCATACCTGGATGCCAACAGCGGGACCAACTGGTATGCAATCGCCGACAACAGCCTGATCGACACGGTTGAAATCACGTTCCTAAGCGGTGAGGAATCGCCGGTCTTGGAGTCGGATTACAACATCCGAAACGATTCGTACATCTACACGGTTCGCCAAAGCTTTGCAGCGGCGGTAATCGAGCATCGCGGCATCTTCGCAAATCGTGCGTAGTGTCGATTGATTTCTAGCCCTTGGGCGATTGCTTGGGGGCTTTTTGGGACGGCAATAAAATTCACAATACAGGAATATAAGAACATGGCAGGAATGCAAGACTTCAAACCGTATTTCGATGACTTTATCGGACCAGCGGTCAACTTTCCAACTTCGGCAAACATCGCTTCTCCTTGGGTCTATACGATCACTGGGGCGGCTCCTCCGACAGCACAGCGGAACAACGACCGAAAGGTCTTGACCCTTACTAGTGCGAGTCAAATTCAGATCCTCGGCGGCGGTCACGGCGATGCTTTAGCGTTCGACATCGACGACGTTCAGAGCGTCGAAATGCGGGCTCGGATTGGGGCATCGACCTTTACGAGCGGGTCCATCCTGGTCTTCGGCTTGGGATCGGCTCGAAACGATACCGCCGACAGCGTGGCGGCTCATGCTTGGTTTAGGATGGAAGGGGCTAACAGTACGAGCCTTGTCTACGTCGAAACCGATGACGAGGTACGGGACAATAACGACGTTTCTACGGGCGTTGCCCTCGGCACCACGTTCAAGAAGTTTGTAATCGACTTCCGAGGGGGCAAGAGCAACGTACGGTTCTTCATTGACGGAGTTCAGGTCTGCAAGGACACGACGTTCGATATGTCTAGCTACACCGGAAGCTTCCAGCCGATTGTTCAGCTTCAAAAGGCGGCCAACACGAATGTTGACGTTTTTGAAATGGATTACATCGAGATCGATGGCAAGCGAGCCTAATCCGTGACCCTTCACGACACCATAATCGAGGATGCCAAGACGGTTTTCGCCAACCCGCAGGACTTTGCCGAATCGATCGTTTACTACAAAAGAAACGGTCGGTCGAGGAAGATCAACGCGGTAGTTGAGCGAGAAGATTCTTTGCAGCTACCGGAAGCCTCTGACCTAGTAACTCCGCTTTTCAGGGTCAGGGCTCCGAACGATGAGGCCGAAGGTATCGCAAGCGACGAATTAGACCTCGGCGGGGATCAGATTGGGCTATCCCCCCGAGTCGGCGAACCAGCGGAGCGGCGTTCTATTGTTCGGCTTGTTGAGCATGATGAAGGGATGTTGGTTTTAGAGTGTCGCTAGCAATTATCGAGTTAATCGCGGTCGAATTGGAATCCAGGCTATCGGCTATGGTTGGCGATTCGACTACGTACCCAACCGATGTTCAAGAGGTAAAGCGACCTACTCGATTTGCCAACTACACGCCGATAGACCGCCAGATCATTATTACCCAGGGCGTCCAAAACGAAGTTCCCGAGCTATCCTGTCCAGGCAATCCTCCAGCGGTTGCCTTGGCTCAGCAGTTTAATATCCGTCTGGTTTTGATGCCCTCAGAGCGAAGCCAAGACGCAATCGACACGTTACTAAATCAATTCGGGTCGGATGTTCGCAAGTGCATTTGTAACCCGGCTAGTTCCTGGCACACGTTCGACGGCAACGCTTTGTTTGCCACCTTCGGGACCAAGATCAACTTTACTTCCGATGGCGGTATCGACGGGGCAAACATGCAGTTGATTGTGACCTATCGAGTCGATGAAGACGATCCGACGGTGAGGCGGTAAGGCAATGATAATCGACATTCAAGCACACGAAGAAAAATCGAAGCTAGCAGCCGAGCGGGTAATCAACTACGCCGATGGACTAGAGAAGGCTTTTAGTAATCGCATCGAGGAGGCCACCAAGGAAACAAGGCGGCGAACCGAACGCGAAATACGAACAGCAATGGCTGTCGAGCGGGTCGAGGAATTGAGGGCCTTTTGCGTCGACGAAAAGATAATCGACAACGTGCTAGCCAAGGAATCGATTCTAAAAATCGACGATACGTTTACCGTTCCGCTTCGGGCGTTTAAGGCTAGGCAAACGGTTGAAGGGGTCGAGATTGAATTCGTTCGAGGCACCCCGGCAATGGTATTCGACGGGGCTTTCGGGCCGAAGATCGCCAAGCTAGGCAGGAACATTTATAAGCGGCTCGGACGGGCTCGATTCCCGATTCAAAAACTAAGGGACTTGCAAGCGACCAAGATCGAGGGCGTCAAAGATGCCTTCGATCGCGGGGCGGCTCAAGCTAAATCAATAATGGTTCGCAAGCTCAAAGAAGCAAAACAGGACGCAAACGACATACTCGGAAGGGACAAATATGCTACTTAGAAAAAAAACCGTTTTGGGTGCAAAGATCGAGTCGACCGTAGGGACAGCCGAAACCATCGCGGCAGCGGATTGCACAGTCAACGCTTATGATTTGATAATCAACCCAGAGTCCGCTTTCGAGGAGCGACAAGGGCAAGGCGGTTTCGGTCGCTTAACCTCAATTCCAGGGGCCAGAATCGGCAGGGCTACATTCTCAGTCGATCTAGCCTACGATGGCTCGGCAGTTCCGGCATGGGCTAGCACGTTTCTACCGGCTTGCGGTGTGGTTCTTTCGACGGCAACCTACTTCCCGAAAACCGAAGTTCCGGCATCGGGCAGCAGCGTAAAGACCCTCACAATTGCGGGCTTCTTCGATGGGGTACGGCGGCGTATTTACGGGGCGGTCGGCAATGCTCGATTTGTCTTGCCTACCGGAAGAATGGCGCGGGTCGAATTTGACTTCCAAGGGGTCTACGGCGACGAAGCAGACGAGGCAATCCCATCGTCGATCAACTACGTCAACACGCTACCGCTTCGCGTTGCAGGCGGTGCTACGTCTTGGGCGTCGACGAATATCTGCCTTGAATCGGCAACGATCGACCTTGGCAACGTGATTACCGCTAGGGAATGCTCGACCTCGGCGGCAGGGGTCGATAGCTTTGTTATCACGGATCGCAATCCGCGAATCACTGGCAATCCTGAATCTAAATTGATTGCCACTCAAAACCGATACAGCCAATTCCGCGACGGGACCGAGGCTAGCCTATCGTTTACGATCGCGGGACCAACGACCTCAACGCTTGTCTTCGCAATGCCCAAGGCTCAGCTAGTAGCCAAGCCAATGGGTGAGCGGAACGGGATTATGACCGATCAACTCGAATGGCAAGCAAACAAAAACGTGGACGCTTCAGACCAAGAATTTTCAATCGCTTTTAATCATGCAGCCTAGTACATTCACAGACAAAATCGACGGGTGTGACATCAAGTTTACCCTGAATCGCTTGATGTTCCGAAAGACCGAACAGGTCTTAGGGCTTATCAGCGATTTTAGGGAATCGACCGAGCCAAAAAAACAGATGGCAGCAATCCGCGAAGCCGTCTCAATTTGCTTGGCCGGTTGGAGTCTCGACAAGCCCATAAGCGATTGGGATGAAGAAATTGAAGTTGCCGACGCGGTAAAGCTTGTTAGTTGC